GCAGTACATTTGATCTGGTCTATGATATGTGAGAAGCAAATGAAAGCATATTTTAAATCAGATTACAGTGAGAATGTAGGTCTCGCCTATATTGCTTTTATAAAAGCACTTGAATTGTATGATATGTCTAAGCTACCACCTGATAAAACGCATCGGTGGCAGTTCCCGGCTTATTTTAAACAGCGCATTCGATATACTTTACAAGATGAACGTCAACGTATGTCACATCCTTGTAGAATTACTGATTACGCATTTAAAACAGGAGACATACCGATTCGAGTAGAAGCAGGAGAAGAATTGGCATATGTCGAATATTGATAAGAAAACAACAAGTAAAATAGGTCGCCCTAAAAAGTGGACCAATAAGAAAATCGAAGCTCTAGCATGTGATATGCTAGAGTTTTTTGAGGTTAATAAAGAATCATTTCAACTGATAGAGTGGTGTATTGCTGCTGATGTATCTAAGCAAAGAGTAAAAGAATTTAAAGATACTAACACTATCTTCTCGGACGCTTATAAAAAAACAAAGATGATTCTTGAAGCAAGAGTAGTGAATATGGCACAGACATCACGCAATCCAGCTTTTGGAATTTTTAATTTGAAATGTAATTATGGATATGTTGATAAGCAAGTGATTGAACAGAAGACTGAAGTAACAGTCAAAGGTTCATTCGCAGAAGCAATTAAAGAGATCGGTGATGTTAAGTAAAGAGTATTTCTCACTTGATAGATTCACTACTGATGATCTAAAAGCATTTCATGAACGTTATAAGGATGATCCAATACTCTTTTCACAAGAGATATTAGGCATTGATCCAGATGATAATCAACGAACAATTATACAATCAGTATTGGACAATAAGTATAGCTCAGTGGGTAGTGGCAGGGGTATTGGTAAGACATATACAATATCAATACTAGCAGGTTGGACGTTATGTGTTAAGCCAGAAGCTGTTGTACTTGTATCATCTAATACAGCATCACAGTCTAAGTCTACAATATGGGCACCGCTGTGTAAGATACTTAGAGCATCAGCGATAGGTGAATGGTTTGAATATACTACTGAAATGATACACTTCAAAGGTGATTCAGCAACAGCTTACATTAAACGTTTAATATGGTCTGAAGCATCAGTAGAGTCAGTGGCAGGTTATCACTCACCAAATATGTTATATCTACTAGATGAAGCGTCTAAATACCCTTCATCAGTAATTGATACAATGAGGGGTTCATGTACTCAAGATTGGAATAAGATGTTACTTACATCTAACCCTACTCTTACATCTGGTTACTTCTATGAAACATATTCTTCTAAGCGTTGGAATTTCATGGAGATAGACAGTCGTAGTTCATTACATACTAACAAGAAAGAGATAGATGATGTCATTGAAGAATATGGTATTGACAGTGATTATGTAAGAGTACAAGTACTTGGTAAGTTTCCTCGGCAATCATCTACATCAATCATTGCACCTGACTTACTTAATACATCATTTGCAAGTCCATTACCTCATAACACTGACAATGAGCTAACTACAATAGGACTGGACGTGGGTGGTGGTAAAGATAAGAGCTGTTGGGTTGTACGTAAAGGTCTATCTATACTTGAAGTTGTTACATTACAAACACCGACCGAGGAAGCTATCATAACTAAAACACAAGAGTTACATGTAAAGTATAAAGCTAATAAATTGTTATTCGATAAGACAGGTATTGGATTCTTCCTCGGTGAGAAGCTTGGTCAACGTTTACCGCCAGGTATTGATATACGTGGAATAGGATTTGGTGATGGTTCATTGACAATGGATTGTGCAAATATGAGATCATACATCTATAAGAGATTGTCAGATTGGTTTAAAGCTGGTGGTATCATAGGTAATCAAGTAGCTATTAAGAAACAATTAGTTGCAACCACCTATGTTATGGATCAGAAAGGGCGTATACAACTCGTTCCGAAAAAAGATATTATTAAAGAGATTGGTCACTCACCGGATGAAGCAGATGCACTAGCACTTAGCTGTGGATTTGAAGGTAATCTTACATCAGGTGGTGGTCTAACACACAAATCATTTGCACGAGCAGTGTCACATGGCTTCATGGAAGCAGGGAAATGGTAATGGAAAATACACAAGATGAGATCATTAAGATTGACTCAATTAAAAAGGATATAGATGCTGCTTACGATGCATCTGCTAACACATACATTCGATGCAAAGAAGATCTAGCATTCGCCAATGGTATTGACAATTCACAATTCAGTAACACTGATAATAAAGTACGTGGTGAGAATAGAGCACAGTTTCAATTCCCAGTACTTGATAAGTTTGTAGAGCGTATCGTTGGTGGTTATAATCAAGCACCATATGGTATTACATATACAGCAATGCATGAGAGTGGTAAAGGCAAAGCACGTTTGTTATCAGCAGTAGCTAAGGGTATTGAATCACGTTCAGGTGCAAAAGCAGTATATCGTACAGCATTACGTGGTTCATCAACAACAGGTTATGGTTGGGTTCATTTGAATACTGAATATAACAATCCAGAAGATAATTCATTAGATGTATCAATTAAAATAGAAGTTATACATGATTATAGTGCAGTACTTATTGATCCATTGTCACGTGAAGTAGATGGTCGTGATGCACGTTACATTGCACATATTGACTATATGAACCCGAAGGAAGCTAAAGAGATGTATGGTGATGATATCATGATGTATCAAAACGAAGGTGGTATGTTTAGTTCACGTATTCAACAAGGTGATCCTGATGATTCAATACCGATCGTTACATTCTATGAAAAGGTTACTAAGAAGCGCATGACTTACATTGGACCAGAAGGTGAAGAGTCTGATGAGAAGATTGACGGTTATAGAAGTAAAGAGAAGAAGATAACATCAGTAAGATGTACTAAACTTGTAGGTAATGAAATTATTTATGATGAAGACATTGGACTAACATATTTACCAATCATACCGGTCTATGGATTACCTGTAATGATCGATGGTAAACAAGAATATGTAGGTATTATTCATAGAGCTAAGGATGCACAGCGTTTATTAAACTACTCAGCATCACTTGGAGCAGAACGTCTAGCACTATCACCTAAAGCTAATTACATGGTAAGTGACCGTGGTATAGAGGGTTATGAAGAGTTGTGGAAGAATAGTTCACGTTCTAACATCCCTGCACTTATTTATAAAGACTTTGATCAGAATACTAATTCACCAATAGCACCGCCAATAAAAGTTGATACTGCAGTTAATCTAGGTGATGTACTATCTTCACAAGCTAACATGATGCAACTAATATCATCTATCATCGGTATGCCTGAGAATGGTATAGGTGAATCAATGGGTAGACAAGAAACAGCAGAAGCAGCATTACTTAAAGCACGTGCATCTGAAACTATCCTTTCTACATTGTATGAGAATCTTGCAGCATCCATTGAGCAATGTGGTCGTGTAATGATGGACATGATGTCAGTGTACTATGATACTGATAGAGAAGTACCACTTGTAGTAGATGGTGAAGGTCAACGTAAAGAGATACCATTCAGTGAAATGAATATCATTCCTAACGAATACGAAGTAGCATCACAAGCTGGTCCATTACTTGCAACACAACGTAAAGAGAATCTACGTTCATTACTTGCAGTATCACAAATGATGGGTCCATCGGCAATGGTAATTATGCCTGAGATTATTGATAACATTGATCTTGATGATGAGAAGGGTTTAATTAAGCAGAAGATTGAAGCTATTGCTAAGATGTCACTACAAGCTGGTGGTAATCCTGAGCAACTACAATTACAAATGCAAGCTAAAGATCAAGAGATGAATGAACTTAAACAAGCTAATGCTGAACTACAACAACAACTTGTACAAGAGAAGATGTCATTAACTAAAGAAGAAATCAAATCTAGAACTACATTGCTCGGTAAGAAAATGGACAATGAGAATGATCTTGATGTTGAACGTCTTAAGTTAATGGGACAATCATCACTTGAAGATCAGAAAGCTTCTAATGATGTTGATCAAATGATTATACAAGAACAAATGGATTTAAAAGCTGATATGCGTTCAGAACAGAATGAAATTGAAAACTTTTTGGACAGTATTTTAAAAATCTAATGGTAATCACCTATACTTATGTATGAGTTAGATAATCAACCCCTACTAGCCGGGATTATAATAGACTAGGAGTTGCGGAGCTTATAATGACCGAATTAGAAAACCAGGCAGTAGATACTGTCGATGGATCATCCTTCTCACAGGATGAATACGAGTTAGCGATTGACAATGGTATTGAAGTAACAGGATTTAACAATGACGAACCTAAGAGTGAAGTTGTTGAAGAAGTTGTAGAAGTACCTAGTGAAGAGTTAGAGAGTGTAGACCCAGAAGTAGTAGGTGAAGTTGCTACTGAAGAACTTACAGAAGAAGTGGACAATGCACCTAGCAATGATCCATTTGGTGCATCCTCAGTAGAATCTGATGCACAAGTTGAAGACGAAGATGATGACTTTAAGTCATTACCAAGAGGATTCAAGAATAGATTAAAACGTAAAGACCGCCAGGTGGGAAGACTAGAGCGTGAGTTGAATGAGTTAAAAGCTCAGTTAAGTCAACCTCAAGCACCACAAACAAATAAGGTCGAGGAAAAGTATGGTAGACAACATTTCGCAAGCGATGATGAATACATTGATTACTTAACCACTACTAAAGCGAATGAATCTGTTCAACGAATTATTGACAGTAATGCACAAGCTCAAGCACAACAACAAGATTACACTGCTAAAGCTAATTCATGGAATGAGAAAGTTGCTAACAACATCCCAGAAAGTGAACAAACTGAGTATTTGGAATCTATTAGTGCACTTGGTAATCCAAGCAATGTATTCAACGAGGAAATTGTACAATATATGTTTCAACACCAGAACGGTCCTAAGATCTTGAAATACTTCGCTGATAGACCTCAAGCGATTGAACAGGTGAATAAAGCACATAAGTATGAACTTCCTTCCCTGATGAATTCTGTAGCACAATTTGTGTCACAAAGTGCATCTCCAGTTAAACCAGTAGCAACTAAGGCACCAGCACCTGCAGGTTCTTTAACTAATAAAACTAATGGTGTAACTGTAAAATCTATCGATAACATGAGTGACCAGGAACTCCTAGATGGATATGAATCTGGAACACTTAAATTTACATAGTTAAATGCAATAACGCAATTTAACATTCGCCTATAATATAACTAAAAGGAAAATATCTCATGGCAACATATAATTTCACTGTAACATCAGTTGCAGTACCATTCGTAGCAGAGTTCGCAAAGAACTTACCACTAATCGTAAACTCTAACAAACAACTTGATAAAGAGTTTAAATCTGGAACAGGTGACACAATGACTGTTACTCTTCCTGACTACCCAACAGTAATTTCTGGTGCAACTGCTGTACCTGATAACTACTCAAGCGGTGACCGTATTATCACTCTAGAACAAAACAATGTTTCTATTGATAGTAATGCAGTTGTACGTGCATTGGACATTAAGAACTTCGGTGATCAAGTAGCAACACCATACGCTGCTCGTCTAGCTTCTCATATCCAAGAACGTTCTGCTAACTACATTAAAGAAAATGCTGATAGCCACGTTGTTATCTCTGCAAGTTCTGAGTTTAAAGACTTAGGTTCTGCAATCTCTGGTATCAAGAAAGCTCGTTCATACGGTAAGCTTGTTGGTGTACTTGACTGTGAACTTAACCAAACTATCGCTGCTGCAGGTCTTAACTTCTTCAACCCTTCTGCATCTATCTCTGACATGTTCAAGAATAGCAAAATCGGAATGTACGGTGGAGCAGAGTTCTATGAATCTGCTGATGTAACATCTCTAGTAACTGGTGACTTACAATTAGGTACAGCTACAGTTAAGACTACTCTTGTTGATGGTGCAACTGTACTAACAATCGCTGATGGTGCTCTTTCTGGTGGTGAGACAATCGCTAAAGGTCAAGGATTCAAAGTAGCTGGTGTTAAAGTTGTTGATATCTACGGTAAAGCAATCTCTCAAGATTACACATTCGTAGCATTAGCAGACGCAGTAGCAATCGCTGGTGAAGTAGCAATCACTATTAAACCTGTAACTGTTGCAAAGCCATTGCAAAATGTATCTATTCTTCCAGTAGCTGGTGCAGTAGTAAGTCAAGTACAAGATGCTGACTCTACATATCAAGCTGGTGTTATTTATGATACAACTTCATTCATCTTCGCTAACGCTAAATTTGCACCAATATCGGGTTGCGAACAAAAAGAGATGAAAGTTGCTAAATCATTATCAGTAACAACTACTAAAGGACCAGATCCAATTAACTTTAAAGAGATCGTTCGTTGGGATGTTCTTAATAAAGAATTACTTGCTCGTACATCATGGGCATCTGTAGTTTGGTTTAAGGCTTAATCTACAAAGAATTACCTAACACAGGTAGACCATCTTCCGGGGTGGTTTATCTGTGTTTTTTTATACCCACGTGTTAGGAGCGTTATATGAAAGTAATATATAAGAAAGATAGTACAATAGGTTATATCGTAGATGATAGTCATGTAGAGGCATTGTTAAATGATTGTTATGTGTCATTGCCTAATACTTCTATAAGTGATGTAAGAGTATTGAGTGAAGCTAAGATACAACATGTATTAAATAAGGTCATTGAACCTGAGCCTGAATTAGAGCCAGAACCTGAGCCAATTAAACCGGTTAAGAAAGTTACTAAAAAGAAATCAGGTACTAAAAAGAAACCCTCTAAGGAGAAGAAATAATGTTAAACGTAAGGAACTTAATTGTAGATGCTTACAAAATGATTGGTGATATATCTGATGGTGAAGCATTGGATGGTACTAGATCTACAGTCGGTCTACAATTATTAAATGATATCATATCAGAGATGAACTTAGAGAACTTCTTTGCATCAATGATAGATACTGTAACATATGCACCAACTGCATCACAATATGATTACACAATAGGTCGCACATCAGCTTCATATCCAACAGTTGATATTGATATTGATAGACCATCTAATTTACTTCGAGTATACACTAGTTTTAACCCAACTGGTACTGTATCTAATGAAATTACACTAGTAGCACCACAAGATCTAATGATGTTTAGAACTGATTCAGTATCGTTACCAACATACGCTGCTTATGTATCTAATTATCCGCAATCTAAATTGTCATTAAATGTCAAAATGGATACTAATTATTCATTGATATTACATTATGCTAAAGATATTCAACCAGTACAATTCAATGATGAAATTGAAATTGCACCTGAATATGAACCATCATTGAAATATGCATTGTCATATTTGTTAAGTGAAAGGTATGGTAAAGATATTGAAATAAAGTCTGGTATGAAAGATTTACGTAACACTGCATATGATAAGATACGTACTAACACTCAAGCTAAGACTCCATTAATGGCACATATGCAAAACAATACATCAAGTAATACCATTTTTCACATGGATGGATGGAGGTAACAATGGCTACAATGAAAGTACCATTTATAGGTGGTTCATACCAATATAGATCTCGTGGTATATCAAGTCAACGTACCTTAAATTTAATACCAGAGAATATAGAGAACCCTGATGGTAAATCAGAAATGGCTCTTATATACTCTCCTGGTGAACAATTAGTAGCAAACATTGGGGATGACCCAACAGCAGCATGTCGTGGTTTCTGGTATTCAAGTACTGGTCCAGACAATAGGAGTTTATTATATGCCGTATATGGTGACAAAGTATTTAGAATTAATCCCGACTTTACATGGGTTGAGTTTGGTAGTGTCGCATCCGGTACTGGTCCAGTGGGTATCAGTGATAACGGATTTAAGTTAGTTATAGCAGATGGTGTTACATTATATGAAGCTGATTTAACTGCAGATGATATCACTTTATCTGCAACATGGCAACAGGTAGCTTTACCTTACTTAAGTGGTACTACAGAGCCTATTAGACCCTCTCAGGTACAATTCTTAGCACAGAGACTTATCATTAACTCTCAACGTGGTGAATTCTACTTTTCAAACTTAGCATCAACTGAATTTGAAGATGAATATGGTATTCCTAATTTCTATTCAGCAGAATCAAGTGCCGATGCTATTAATTCATTGAAAGTTGTAAGTAATAGATTGTATTTATTTGGTGAAAGGTCATATGAAGTGTGGTCTGCAAGTGGTACAAGTTCAACCGATCCAATGTCATTCATGCAAGGTTCTAGTTCACAATTAGGTGCACAAGCTCCAAGATCAGTTGCAACAATCGAGGAAATGGTATTCTTTTTAGGTTCTAGTGATGCTGGACGTAATACTATATTCATGATGCGTGGTTTAGGTGAACCTGTTAGAATATCAACCAATGCATTGGAAAATACATTTGGTACG